AACGGCACCTTTTCAATCTTGCCGCCACGGGCTAGGAATTCTTCTACGGTTTCTTTATCGTCCATCTAAACCCCCAAGTACTTGTACCACTTGCCTTCACCCTCAACATCAATCAAGCAGTAACGCTGGCGCACGTTATAGATAGTCTGCACTGGCACCCCGACCTCACCAGCTATGTGCCTTGGCTGAACACCTTTGTTTTGTAACAGAAGTATCCGCATGATCTGGGACTCTTTTACTGGTGGGCGCCTGTCTTCGGGCACATTGTTCTTTTTAGGCTTAGGCTTCTTCATGTAAGCCTCTTGCGATCTTATTGCTTGTACGAATTTATTCATTTTCCGCTTCCGGTTTGTCTTTCTTGCTCTTAGGGATTTTGACCGCATTGAATGACAGGTAAATCGTTTTCCCATCGACCACTACGGTGCTTTGCTTCCAACCAAGTGGGCGAAAAACATAGTCCTTTGGGACTATAAAAATATCTGATGCACTGCTCATAAATAACCTCCGCAATAGTCCCGCCTTCGGCTCCACCGGACGGGAACGGTGATGGAGGGTGTGATGAATACCCTGAGCCAATTCAAATTCAGTTGTGGCAGATGACCCGATTGGTGGTGACTCGGCTAGTCAAACCGCCGCTGCGATCCACACTTCATCGGGCCTCTTTGTATTGCGGGAGATCAAGATCCCATGTTGGAGAGACTGATGCTGCCACTCACCTGCCCTTTTCTCGCAGTTATAAATCCTTAAACCGTTCAATATCGTAGTACACCACTGGCTCCATGTCTTGGTTGTCACTGCGGTCAACGCGCCCACCAAAGCCGACGCCGTTTGGCTTTTCCTTGAAGTTGATCCACCCAGCCTGATCCTTCCATTTCACAATCAATATGCAAGGAACCCCAGTTGCATCGGTCAAAGCCTTAGCCGCCATGACCTTTGATACCGATATCATGTAGGTTTCGTAGACATCCTTCCGTACCTTTCGGCACTTGATCTCAGCGAACAAAACAATATCTGGCCCTCGCCTGAAGCTAATGTCTATTGGGTACTTTGGTGGATTCCTTACCCATTGCATGTTGTGCTTGCTCGCAAACAAGCCAGCAACATGAGACTCGTATTCGATGTCTTCATTGGTTTCGTATGTAGGCCTCATCTTGGCGTTGGGATCTTGAACCCCATCTCCGCTGCGGTATTGATCAAGTTATCTATTAACCGGGCATATGTTGTTACGCTCGTTTCACCGCTACGCTTCACGGCCCTGCGTCTAGGCCCAAACCGAGTCTGCACCTCTTCACTGCCGAATGTTATGCACAGCATTTCCTCATGCATCTCATCGGGCGTCATACCGCAATGGTCTGCAAAGCTGTTACACCATTTACGGTAATAGCTTTCCTGATTCCTGCTCCTGCTCTTCTGCACAGGCTTTAGCTCAATAACCAAGCCCTTCTTGCACTTCAAGAACAACTCCATGATCTCAGTGCTGCGGTTGGGAACTAGGGCGCATATCGGCCCCAGTATCTCCCCAACACCAGCGCCTTTGATATCAAGACGCATCGACCAAGAACCCTTCATCGTCCGTTACAGGCGCTACAACATCCTTATGCGCTTCCACAAGCTTGTCTATTACCTCCTCAACACGATCTAAGGCCTCAGCTAGATCCTCGGCGTTGCTCTCACGAACCAGCGTTTCACCGAGGTGCAATAGTGCCGCCCTGTAATTGGGATGGTAGGTTTTAGACCTCCACTTGCCGCCCATAAACGACTGCACTATCCAGTTCAAAGGATCAGAGATGATCCTAGTTTCTTCATCAATCTTTACCACTATTGGCATCGTTTACTCCTTAAAACGGTATGTCTTCGTCAAAATCAATCGGATCAGCCTGTTGCTGCGGAGACTCTTCCTTGGGAGCTTTATACACCTCGGTTCCAAGCCACTTGTACTCAGCGCCAGTCTGCTTCGCCACTCGGTTCCACATGCCCACATCAATCTTCATCTTGAAGTCAGGATCTGGACTCGCCTGATTCTCCTTGTACATTTCCAAGAGAAGCTTTAACTGCTCTGGGGTGATGTAGATGTGCCCCCTAAAGTCTGGGTGCTTTTCGTTCTTTTTGTTGTGAGGCCACAAACCGCCTTCGCCTTTTGGATAACTAGCCATTAGCTTTTTCCTTGCTGTTAAGTTCGTCCTGCTTCGCCTTCATAGCAGCCGCAAGTCTGTCGTAGGATTTAGGGAACTTGGATTGAATGTGGTCAACGGCTTTTTTGTTTGCCTCCCACATGCTACGCAGCCCCTTCTTAGTTTCGACCATGCCCTCCACTGTTGAGATCATCATGTCTACCCAGCCATCCGCTTGCTCAGCATTAAAAGCGAGATAAAACTCCTCTTCTTCTGCATCACCAGCGTCTGCCTTTGGTTCTGGTTTCTTTTTGGGCGGCTGCTTGGCCTTTGGCTTTTGTTCAGCCACAGGTTGTTCAGCCTCAGTGTCATCCCATGTATCTTCCGGCTGCACCTGCCCTTGGAAGATGTGAAAGCCAAGCCCGAACATGGCAATCGTTTTAACCAAGCAGCGCATTTTGGTGTCGCTGATATCACGGGCGCTGGGGTTAGGGATGGCTTGATTTTTGTAGTTCATCACAGGCAACCACATATGACGGGCGTGGCCTTCGATAGCTACTGTGCAGTGAATAGTTTGCGATCCGTCACCGTGGATCTCAATCTCGCCAAACTCGTAGTGGGCTGTGGGGTAATGCATCATCAGCAACCGCCATGCCTCGTTCCAAGGTAGGTACGTTAGTCCGTTCTTTTGCTTGGCGGACTCACCACATTTGACTGGGTAAAGGGTATCCCAGATATCGCGCAGCGATACGTTAGTTTCCATATTGCACTCCTGCTATGGGTTAGTTTTGAGAACTGAATGGGTCTTTTTTGAACCCCGTAAATTTGTTTCGATAATACTTCTTGGGGACGCTATAGAACTCTTCTAAAGCAGCCTCAATCAGCATTGCTATTTCAATCGGCTCCAGCGCGTAAAACTGCGCCATAGGAAAGCCTGTTATGAAGCCCTTGGCCCAAGTGAACGAGGCTTGCCCGTTGTTGGTGGACATCTTCAGTGCTGGTATCTGCGTTATCTGGAACACAGCGACCATCTTTTCGTAGGTTTCCTTGTCAGTCCCGATCATCATCTTCCTCCATTAATCTGGGCTTTTTGTGCAAAAACGTCTCGCACCAATGCATGATTTCATACACAGCTTCAGTCACTAGCTCTGGCTCAATCGGCTCAATCACAGTTGAAAGAGTTCCGGTTTCTGAGTCATAGCTGAAGTGCATGTGCAGCTCGCCTTTGTCCGTTTCCACATCAAGTCTCCAGTTGATTTTGATCACACCACCTCGCAACACGACACCAATCTTGAGCGCACCGAGTAGACTCGCCTACCCGCTCTTCGATCAAGTGGTCTTTGCCAAGTGATTTGATGTAGGTTTCGGCCTCATCCCTTGACGTTAGGACGCGCACAGCCCGTTTACGGCCTTTTTTGTTCACAGCGTAGGTGGTTGGCTTCTCCCAACGCTCGGCTCCTGTGCAGGGCGGTAACACGCCTCCAGTCATGTGATCAAACTCAGCTTGTTGATGCAGCAGCACCCGATCCAGCATGTACTGGTCTGTCTCCTCTACGCTCCACATTGGTATCTCTACCATATGGATTGGTGAGTCTGGGTAGTCTGGCTCCATCTGAGCTTTACGCCGCTGCCAATCNCGCAGTATCGCTATAATCCTTAACCCTTTGACTGGTAAATCTTTAGCAGATCTCACAAGCCAAGCGTATGCGTTGAGTTGATTGTGCCATTCGGTTTTGTCGTGAATAACAGACCAGACAGAAGTCACCTTGTAGTCACTTACCAATACGCCATCGTCGTGCAGTTCCTGCAAGTCAATCGCGCCACTGATCGTCCAACCCTCCACCTCAGCATACAGCCGCTCCTCTGATACAACGCCCACAGCAGTGGTGTCCTCGACAGCCTTCTCAAACATGCCGTGAACACTCGTGCCGAAGCGTGACCAGAGAAAATCGACCACATCCTGAGACATGTCGTCTTCATGCTCGCGCTGCAAGATGGCTACCCTTGGGCTGTCAATCAACTGAGTCACTGACCTGTTGGACTTGCCTTTGGTGTAATCATCCTGCGTAAGAGCGTCTACAACGATCTGCGGAAGGTTGAACTGATTGGTTATCTTCACCGACTACTCAGCGTATTCGTACATGCTGACTCTGGAGTAACCGCCCTTCTCTTCCTTACAGTTTTTAACTCTGTAATAGACAACAGCCCCCTCTGGCACGGTTTTGCGAAACTGACCCACATAGTTGTGGACACAACGCACTACACTTTCCTTACCCAGACCCTCGTAGTCGTAAGGTACATCAAAATGTTTACCAGACTTTAGCTGCTCAATTGTTTCCATAAACTCAGCCCGAAGCAAAGCTTCCTTCGTTGGCGGTTTAGGTGCTTCTTCGATTTTGAACATGTTGCACTCCTGCGTTTGTTCATTAGGCGACTCGGTAAACCCTGAGTCCACTTCGCCCTGAGTGGGGGTCTTCGTATTTCCTAACAGAAAATTTCGTATCCATCGAAACATGAGAGCTTTCATCCTGTTGCAGTCTGCGTATCGCTGACCTGATTGCGTTGGTCTTTGCCTT